GGACAGACTCGCTCAGGACTCTATTCTTTGTTCATACCTATGGAATGGAACTACGAAGGATACATTGATTCTTATGGCTTACCTGTATTCAATACACCAAAAAAAGAAGTAGAAGATCCGCACGGAACAAAAATAAAACAAGGTGTAATAGAATATTGGAACAATGAAGTAGAGGGTTTAAAAGAAGATCAAGACGGATTAAATGAATTTTATAGACAGTTTCCACGTACAACAAAGCACGCATTTAGAGACGAGTCTAAGCAATCTTTATTTAATCTAACTAAAATATATGAACAAATAGATTATAACGAAGATACTAAAAACTCTAAACAAGTAACTCAAGGAAGTTTTCAATGGGAAAACGGTCAAAAAGATACTAGAGTTATATTTGTGCCAAACAAAAACGGAAGATTCTATGTTACGTGGGTTCCTGATGTAGGTTTACAAAATAAAAGATATATAAGAAACGGAGTTAATTACCCAGGTAATGAACACTGTGGAGCGTTTGGTTGTGATCCATATGACATATCAGGTACAGTTGATAAAAGAGGTTCTAATGGATCTTTACATGGTTTAACTAAATTCAGCATGGAGCAAGTTCCACCAAATCATTTTTTCTTAGAATACATAGCTAGACCACAAACTGCTGAAATATTTTTTGAAGATGTACTTATGGCTTGTGTGTTTTACGGCATGCCAATACTAGCGGAAAACAACAAACCAAGATTATTATATTATTTTAAAAGAAGAGGTTATAGAGGTTTTGCTATGAATAGACCTGATAGAAAAAGAAACAAACTATCTGTAACAGAAAGAGAAATAGGTGGAATACCTAACTCAAGTGAAGATATAAAACAAGCACATGCTTCTGCTATTGAAACATACATAGAAACGTTTGTAGGTTTAAAAGAAACAGGTTATGGTGATGTTTATTTTCAAAGAACACTAGAAGACTGGTCGCAATTTGACATAAACAATAGAACAACGCATGATGCTTCAATTAGTTCTGGCTTAGCTTTAATGGCTTGCAACAAGCACAGATACGCGCCATCTAATAAACTTGAATTAAAACCAGTTAATTTAGGTATAAAAAAATACGATAACAAAGGAACTACATCAAAAATTTTAAGTTAATGAATATATATACTAACACCAATAGTGCTTTCCCTAGTCAAGTAGTGAGTGATGCTGAAAAAGCTAGCGTAGAATACGGAAGTCAGGTGGCAATGGCTATTGAATATGAGTGGTTTCGTCAAGGCAGAACTTCTGGTAACAGGTATTTAACTAATTGGAATCAATTCCACGAATTAAGATTATACGCTCGAGGTGAGCAGAGTATACAGAAATATAAAGATGAATTATCTATTAACGGTGATTTGTCTTATTTAAATTTAGACTGGAAGCCAGTTCCTATATTATCTAAGTTTGTAGATATAGTTGTAAACGGTATATCTAATAAGAGCTATGATATAAAAGCTTATGCTCAAGATCCAGAATCTATAAAGAAAAGAACTGAGTATGCCTCTAAGTTACAAGAGGATATGATAGCTAAGGAATTCTTAGAAGAATTAAAAGAAACTTTAGGTATTGATTTATATCAAAGCCCAAACCCAGATACTTTACCAGAAACTGATGAAGAACTAGAACTGCACATGCAGTTAAGTTATAAGCAGTCAATTGAAATAGCAGAAGAAGAAGCTATATCATCTGTGCTTGCTCAAAATAAATATGATTTAACTAAGCGTAGAATAAACATGGACTTAACTGTTCTTGGTATTGGTGCTGCTAAAACAAACTTTAATACAGCAGAAGGTATTACTGTTGATTACGTAGATCCAGCGTATATGGTTTATTCATACACTGAAGATCCTAACTTTGAAGATATATATTATGTAGGTGAAATAAAAGCTATAACTATACCAGAGCTTAAAAAAGAGTTTCCAGACATAACTGAAGAAGAATTAAAAAGAATACAAGCAATGCCTGGTAACAGATCTTATGTTACAGGATGGGGACAATACGATGAAAATACTGTTCAAGTATTATACTTTGATTACAAGACTTACTCTAATCAAGTATTTAAAATAAAAAACACAGATCAAGGTTTACAAAAAGCTTTAGAAAAAGATGACACGTTTAATCCTCCAGAAAATGATAGTTTTGAAAAAGTATCAAGATCTATAGAAGTATTATACAGTGGTGCTAAAGTTTTAGGTACTGACACTATGTTGAAATGGGAACTAGCTAAGAATATGTCTAGACCTATGGCTGATACTACTAAGGTTAGAATGAACTATAATATCTGTGCACCTAGAATATATAAAGGTCGTATAGAATCTTTAGTTAGCAAATGTATAGGTTTTGCTGACATGATTCAGTTAACACATTTAAAGCTACAACAAGTTATGTCTAGAATAGTACCTGATGGTGTTTATTTAGACATGGATGGTTTAGCTGAAGTTGACTTAGGTAATGGTACAAACTACAATCCTGCAGAAGCACTTAATATGTACTTCCAAACAGGTTCTATTGTAGGTAGATCACTTACACAAGACGGTGATATGAACTCCGGTAAAGTACCTATTCAAGAACTTAATAGTTCAAGTGGTCAAGGTAAGATACAAAGTTTAATACAAACTTACCAGTATTACTTACAAATGATACGTGACGTAACCGGACTTAACGAAGCTAGAGATGGTAGTACTCCAGATAAACAAACTTTAGTTGGCTTGCAAAAAATTGCAGCTAATGCTTCTAACGTAGCAACTAGACATATAAAACAAGCTAGTTTGTATCTTACATTAATGACATCTGAAAATATAGCTTTAAAAATAGCTGATGCATTAGAGTTCCCTTTGACAGCAGCATCGTTAAAAAACTCTATATCTAATTACAATGTAAATACATTGATGGAGGTTTCTAATTTAAACCTACATGACTTTGGTATTTTTCTAGAATTAGAACCAGACGAAGAAGAGCAACAACAATTAGAGCAAAATATACAAGTTGCTTTACAAGGTGGTGGTATAGACTTAGAAGATGCCATAGACTTAAGACAAATTAAAAATCTTAAGTTAGCAAATCAAATGCTTAAAGTTAAGCGTAAGTCTAAAGCTAAACAAGATCAAGACAACCAACAAGCTAATATTAGAGCTCAAGCAGAGTCTCAAGCTGATGCTGCTGAGAAAATAGCAATGACTGAGGTTCAAAAGCAAGAAGCTATATCTGGATCTAAAGTTCAGTTTGAACAAGCTACAAATCAAATGGAAATACAACGCATGGAGCTAGCGTCTCAATTAAAACAACAAGAGATGCAAATGCAACATCAATTTGACATGCAATTAAAGCAAGCAGATTTAGAGGCTATGAAAACTAAAGAAGCTGCTATAGAAGATCGTAAAGACAAGCGTATAAAAATGGAAGGTACGCAACAAAGTAAGATGATTACACAAAGGCAAAACGAAATGTTGCCTATAGATTTTGAAGCACAAGGAGAAGAACAACCTATGGCTTAAACTATTTATTATTTAATTTTATTATATTATGGAAACAAAAACAAATGAACCTGTTAAACAGGAAGGTGAATTTAAATTAAAAAAGAAAACACCAAAAAAATTTACAAAAACAAGTAATGAGCCTGTTAAAGTAAATATCAAAGAACCTTTGGTTGAATTAGAACCAGAGGTTAAAAAAGTAATAATACCTAAACAAGAAGAAGATGCCATTCAAATCGGAGAAACAGAGAAGATATCTGTGGAAGAATCATCCGGAGATAGCGCAAAGGTGGGAGAACCTGTACAAGAGTCCAACGAGACTACTGAAGGGTTTTCTCCAATCAAAGAAGTAACAGAGCAGCAAGTACAAGAAGTAAAAGAAGCAATAAGAGATGAGAAGGTTTTAGGTAAACAATTACCTGAAAACATTGAAAAGCTTGTTTCGTTTATGGAAGAAACTGGTGGAACTATAGAAGATTACACTAGACTTAACGCTGATTATACTAACGTTGATGAAAACACTTTATTAAAAGAGTATTACAAAAAGACAAAACCTCATTTAGATGATGAGGAAATAGGTTTTATCATGGAAGATAACTTTGACTATGACACAGACCTTGACGAAGAACGAGACGTCCGTAAAAAGAAACTCGCTAAAAAAGAAGAGATTGCAAAAGCCAAAAACTTTTTAGAAGAAACTAAGAAAAAATACTACGACGAGATCAAGTTGAAATCGAACGTAACTCAGGATCAACANAAAGCTATGGACTTTTTTAATCGATATAACAANNAGCANCAAGTAGCTGAGCAACAACATGCGCAATTTAAAGAAAATACTAAAGAACATTTTAGCGATAATTTCGAAGGTTTCGATATTAAAGTCGGTGAAAAAAGTTATAAGTATAATATTCAAAATCGTGATAAAGTTGCAGAAAACCAATCAAATATTAACAACCTAGTTGGGAAGTTCCTAGACAAAGAAGGTAATGTTACAGACACGAAAGGTTATCATAAAGCTATGTACGCCGCTGAAAACGTAGATAAAATCGCGGCTCATTTTTATGAGCAAGGTAAAGTAGATGCTGTAAAGCAAGTTGTAAATAAATCAAAAAACTTAAGTGACTCTCAAGCGAGATCAACTCAAGGTGACGTATTTGTCAATGGCATGAAAGTGAAAGCTATATCAGGCGCGGATTCTACAAGATTAAAAATTAAAACAAAAAGGTTTAACTAAAAAAAATTAACAAATTATGAGTTTATCTCCACAATTTGGTAGTATTGTACCTTCGCAAATCCAACAAACTCTTGCAAACAACTATTTAACGTTTGATCAAGGGCAAAATGATTTTGCACAACAATATTTACCAGAAATTTACGAACAAGAAGTAGAGCGTTATGGAAACAGAACGTTATCTGGATTCTTAAGAATGGTTGGCGCTGAAATGC